ACATATAGTTCAAAACCATACTTTGTTGGTACTGGTACAAAATTGTATAAGTGGTTAACAAGTATTTTAAAATGGAGTGAATGTGATAGATATACTGAAGGTAATTCTTTTGGCTTAGAAAGTTATTTTTTAGACTGGGTTAAGAATGATTTTAGCAAGTTTTTGGATATTTTAAAAAAGGATTATTTACAACCGTTTGAAAATTCTGGAACCACTAGTATAATTCCAATTGAAGAAAATTGGCTTAAACTTAAGGTTGAAAATAATAGAACAATGCCTATTTTCAAATATTCTGAAGATTATGATTCACCAAGCATGTTCTTGAGTAGATTACAATGTGAACAGGTAACTGTTTTGATGTGTGTCCCAGTAGAACAAGTAAAGGAAATGGCTTATTTCAAAAAGTTATACCATGAAATAGAAAATTATCAGGATGTTGCGGAAAGGATGATGAGTAAGGTATTTGACAAAATTAATGAATATTATACCGACAAGTCAAATGAAACTGATGAAATATATAATATTGGAGAAGAAAATGGTTCTGGTAGTGAAGAAGTGAAGAAAGCAATTTATTATACATTAAAGTCTTTGTATGATAAATGGATTTGTGGTTATGGTAACTTTAACAGGTTTAAACTTCCGCCACCAAATGAGGATCACGACACCAGGGTTAAACGTTATGAGAAGGGTCAAATATCAAAAAGTGGTTATACAGAAATGAATAACTTTTTATTTGTGGATTCATTCTACAACGATATTGGAAACAGATTCTATTGCGAACCTTCTTTGCTATATAATCTTATAATGTCTTGTTTTAATGGAACTTATAACTGTTCAGTATATCAATTTATGTCTAGATTGACACAAGAAAATAAATTATTAATGAAGGCGTTACCAGTATATAATAATTTTTATAATGTGGATACAATCAAAGAAATTTTTACACCACACAACAGTTATGATGTTACGAATAAAAGCAATGAATATCTAGGATATGGTAGTACATATATTATCATGTATACACATGAACCTTCAAAACATTTAAATGAAGAATCGAAGGAAGAAATTGTATATAGGGATGACGGGTTTGATCTTGGAAATACCTGGGGAGATATTGTAAAAACAGATGCGGTTGAGAAAAACTTTGAGGATGGTGACAATGATGTTAAAGTTCCCGTTCCAGCATTTGGTGTAACATATGGTATGCAAAATCAACAGTATTTCAAAGGTATAAACATCAATATGGATAACCCAATGACAACTGACTATGCAATTGCCAACACACTTCAATTGTCTCAGACTGGTGCAAAAGGTGATAAAAACTTTCCAATGGGTATTGGCCAGAATATTTACGCAATTTATTCAAACCGTTCATATACTATAACAGTTGAAATGATGGGTTGTGCTAATATTATGCCGATGATGTACTTCCAATTAAACAATGTACCTATGTTTAAAGGTGCCTATATGATTGTAAGTGTATCACACAGTATTAAGGCTGGCACCATGACAACAACATTTACAGGTATTAGACAATCAATGAATATGTATCCATTTGTTACTTCTGACATTATTCTAACAAGTGTAATGGATCGTATGAATAAACGAGGTATCAGTTTAGGACGTACTAGAAGAGAAGATTCTGGCTATATTAGTGTTGAAGGACATGTTTTTGACGATACTATTGGAATTAAATTGGATAATGCTTTAGATGCAAGTAAATATCAATGGAAACAAGGCAGTCATGCAACACCATATCCATATAGAAGTAGGGGTGGTGTAAAACCAACAAAAATTGTTCTACACTACACAGCAGGACCTTCTTCAAAAGATGGCGCGGCTGGAAAATTAGTAAAAGATTGGGTTAACAAATGGAACGGAGGAGGCGGTGGTTCCGCTGATTTTGGAGTTGATGACGGAGGAATATATCAATTTACTCCAGATATCGATACCTGGTATGCTTCTTGGTGTAATGGTGGTGATCATCAAGCAGACGGACGTGGTGGCCGTACAGATTGGGATAAACCAGGCTATTCAAGGGGTATTGGTATAGAAATGTGCTCAACTTTAAAGAATGGAACAAGTTATTTGGTGCCAAATCATGACGGATGGTATTTTTCCACCGCAGTTCTTAATAATACCGCTAAGTTGTGTGCTAAATTAATTAGACATTTTGGCTGGAAATGTGAAACTATTGAAGATATAGACAAGATTATTTCTACACACTATAGGGTTGCTGGTAAAAAATGTCCAGGTATACGTGGTTGGAATAACGGCCAATGGAATCAAACACAAGCAGACGCTAAAGGTAATGCAATTCCAATACCAAATTCGTTTAATAATGAAGATAAGTTTAAAGAATTTAAACAACTTGTCTTTAATGCACTTAAAGTTTATAAATAATTAACTTTTTATATATTTGTGGTATGAAATACATTGGTAGAATTATCACAAATAGCAAAACGGTTGATACGTTAGATTACGTCGAGGTTACAAATAACAAATGTGATCTCGACTTTTCTGTACCTACACTAATTATAGGTAAGAAAAATGCAATAGACATGTTCGGAGAGGAAAAAATTAAGGTTTTAGACCGAAAAATACAGAATAATGTCTATTGGACTTATGGAAAAACTGAAAAACGGAATGTTTTCGAGACTGATTTAGCAAAATTCAATGAAAATCTGATCAAAAACCTTAAGAAAAACGTGAAATACACCTTTTTTAACGTCCTTTCCGAACCATTATCACGTGTAAAACGTTTTATTTCGTTTATGAATAGCGAAAAAGACAAAATTATCTATATCACAGACAAACATATGTATATTTTATACAATAATGTTGTCTACGGAGTGTCATTAGACGATATTGAGTATGTAAAAGTGGATAAAAATAAGGTTATTGAGCGAATAAAATCAAATAAGCATAATCATGTCATAAATAATATGAAGTTTTTGTCCAATAAAATGAAGAAATATATAAAAGATGATAAAATATTAGTCCCATACCTCTATTTTGTTGCAAATTAGCACATTTTTCTGACTTCGAAAGTATTTATAATAAAAAATATATAATGATGTGGTATAATTAGTGTTTTTTAACTAATAATGCCTAATGAAATATTAGTAAAAGAGTATGTTTATTTTTAAGAAAGCAAGTCACTTAAGTCAAAAACACTACAATCCAGTACACAAGAAGGTAGTGGTGACAAAAAAGGTTGAAAAACCTGTTGAAATTGTAGATACTATTCCAGAAGTTGTTGAGGAAAAGAAAACTCGTACAACCAAAAAGGCTCCAGTATTGAAAGAGGAAGAAAAATCAGAAGAATAATAAACCAATAAATAATATTTTATTATGATTAACGAAAATATGCTAAACAATGCGCAGAATATACTTGATAGTATGTCTAACCCTGTAACAATTAAGCGCATCAAGAAAGATAAGGGTTTAATTGAACGCACAGAAAGCGAAAAAATAATTTTAGCCGAAGATAATCGTCAAGTATTATTGGGATAATATGGAAGAGAACAAGCAAATTATTGTTGAAGGATGGACTGACCGTTTTCAACAAATTATGGAATACACTATGACAGCCAAAAACGGCGGTAAACGCGTAGTTGAGGCTGGTGATGATGATCCTAACGCTGCTCCTGGAGGTGATCCCGCAGCAATGGGCGGTGCTCCTGGTGGTGATCCAGGAATGGGTGGTATGCCAGGTGGAGACCCAGGTATTGGTGGTGCTCCTGGAGGTGATCCAGCAGCAATTGGTGGCGCTCCTGGTGGAGACCCAAGTATGGCTGGTGGTGATCCTAATGCCGCTGACGGTGGTGCACAACCTCCACAGGGATTTAATCCACAAGGTGGTGACCCTATGATGGGTGGAGATCCTATGATGGGTCCAGATATGGGTGGTGCTGATCAAATGCAACCAGACGACGAAGTAATCGACGTTGATGATTTGATCAATGCACAGGAAGACACCGAGGATAAAGTAGAAAAACTTGGTGATAAGTTTGATAAAGTACTACAAGCACTTGGTTCATTTGAGGAACTTATACGTTCTAACGATGAAAAAATTGAAAATTTGAAGGTTGAATTTGAAAAGAGAAACCCAACTCAGATTGAAAAACTTGGTATGCAAGCGTCAAAGTCATATCCGTTTAATGTTACTCCAGAAGAATACTGGAAAGAGAAGGAAGCAACATCTAATTACCGTACAGAAGATGATGACAACGGTAAAGAACAAGGACAATATGTAATCACAAAGAACGACGTTGAAGGTGATACAAATTGGAAGGGTATTGCAGATTCATTAAACGATGATGACTTTATGTACAATCAAACTTTGAACAAGATTCTTAGAATGTAAAAGTGTCGTAATATGTTTTTGTAACAATTAACGACGAATGTAAACAAAGTCATAAAAAAAATGATAGCCGAAAGTAATTTTCGGCTATTTTTTGTTATTATCTATATATTTATATATAGATAAAATTTTTGCTGAGAGATTAAACTTTTTTGTAATATTTTTTATATAATTGTATTAGCCGAAGACCTTGGCAAAATTTATCTGACTAAAATAATTTGACTAGAAAAATAAAATTTTAATGGAAACTAAAAATGTAAACAACATTACTGTAGAGGTAATGGAAGAAGAAGTAAAACCAAAAGAGGTAGCAGAACAACCTAAAACTGCAGTATTTAATCCAAAGAACTATCTAAATCTAAAATTGGATGACACAAAGGGTGAAACACATCGAGAAATAAAAATTCGTGTGTTACCTATCGACAAAGATTCAAATTCCCCATTTAAACGTTTTTATGCTCATAATCTTACGGTAGATAAGACTATTTCTGAAAGCGGGCACAAGAGTTACATCTGTTTGGAAAAGACAGATGACATTGATCATGATCAATTTGGTTGTGATTGCCCTTGTTGTCAGATTAACCGTGCTGAATATAAACTGTTTAAAGAGGCAACAGACAGCGTTGAGAAGGAAATCCACAAGAAACGTTCAGTGCAGTATTTACCAAGCGAATATTGTGCAATGCGTGTGATTGAGCGTGGTCACGAAGAGGATGGTCCTAAGTTCCTTAAGTTTGCAGTACGTTCAGACGGTAAGGACCTTATGAATATGATCAAAAATCTTTATAAGATTCGCCGTGACGAAAGTATTAACGACGCATTGGAGGAATACGGAGTGGACGACGCTTCAAAACTCCCAGAAGAGTTCGAGCCGACAAACATTCTTGATTTGTATACAGGTAAGGACCTTCAAATTAACGTTGACGCGGTGTATGACAAACAGGGTAACAAGACAAATAAGACCAGTTTGTCCATTATTGACTGTGGTAAAGAGAAACCACTTACTCGTGACGAGAACCTGTTCAATCAGTGGGTAAATGACGAAAAAATTTGGACGGATGTATTTGCAGTTAAGCCTTATGACTATATTAGACTATTAGTTGAAGGCAAGGTACCTTATTTCAATAAGAAAGAAAACAAGTGGGTAGAATGGATTCCAAAGGACCAACTTGATAAGGATAAGGTATATGAGGAAGACGAGGCTAATGAGGAAATCAAGAAAGCCGAGGAAAAAGCAAAGCAGGCTCCTCAAGTACAAACTACTAATGATGATGACGATATTCCATTTTAATTATGAGTAAAACAAACTTATCGTTCCTATTTGGGACTATGAATAGTGGTAAATCAGCACAACTTCAAATGAAGGCTCATAACTTTGAGGAACGAAAAATACCGTTTATTATTATTAAAAGCACAATTGACACCAGAGACGGTACGGCTGTTATACACAGCCGACCTCTCGGTGATCGAGAGTGTATTGCAATCAAGAAAAACGAGAATCTATTTAAACGTGTTTCAAAAGAATTAACCGAAAAGGGTAAAATTAAATATGTTCTTGTTGATGAGGCACAATTTTTAACAGAAAAGCAAGTTGACCAGTTGTCAGATGTAGTTGATTATTTGGATATAAATGTAATTTGCTACGGTTTAAGAAGTGACTTTAAGACAAAACTGTTCCCTGGTTCAAAAAGACTATTTGAAATTGCGGATACATTAGAAGAATTGAAATCAACATGTTCTTGTGGAGAAAAGAATCTATTCAATGCCAGGATAGATGAAAACGGTAATGTAGTTACTAAAGGTTCACAAGTCGAAGTTGGTGGAGAGGATAAATATCTTGCCATGTGCAGGAAATGTTATAAAGAAAAAACAAAGTAAGAAAAATGAAATGTATTAACGGAATATGCGGTGACATTTGTGGTCAACCGATGGAATTTACAAAAGATAAAATTAAGGACTATGAATTATTGTCATTAGTCAGTAAGTTTACCGATGATACCGTTATGACCATTGCTAATATGCGTTGGTTAATTTCAGGTGAATTAACACCAGAACGTTTAGTTAAAGAAATGGCTGAACTTGGTGCTTTCTATTGGTATGCTGGCTATGGTGGTAGATTTTATCAATGGTTAAAAGGTAAAGATGGATATTTACCTTATAACAGTTGGGGTAATGGTAGCGCAATGCGTGTTTCTCCAGTAGGATGGTTTTTTGATACGGAAGAAGAAGTATTGAAGTATGCAGAAATGTCTGCTGCAGTAACTCATAATCACCCTGAAGGTATTAAAGGTGCCCAGGCGACAGCAATGTGTATCTTCCTTGCTCGTAAAGGTGCAACAAAGGATGAAATCAAAAAGTATGTTGAAGATAAGTTTGAATATAATTTAGACAGAACAGTTGAAGAGATTGTTCCAACATATAAATTTGATGTATCTTGTCAGGGATCAGTACCAGAATCGATTATTTGTTTCCTTGAGTCTGATTCAGTAAGAAAAGCAATTCAAAATGCAATTTATATGGGTGGTGATACCGATACAATGGGTATGATTGCTGGTAGTATTGCAGAAGCATTCTATGGAACAGATGAAGATTTGTTCGATGAATGTTTACAAAAGACATCATTTCCACACGAATTTGTTGAAACAATTGAAACATTCAATAAAGTATTGGATGAACGGAATAATGATGGAATAACTTGGTAAAAAATAATTAACAATATAAAATTTTAATATTATGGCAGGTAGACAACCATTAAAGAAGAAAGAAGTATCATCTTTCAGTATAAAAGACTTTAAAACTAATTTCCTTGGGGAAAAAACAGCAAAAACAGCCGATAAGGAACTAGAATGGCTTATTATGCCAGATGCATTCCAGCAGGCAGTTAAACTCCCTGGTATTCCAATGGGTAGAACTACAATGGTTCGCGGTTGGTCAGATACAGGTAAGAGTACATTGAAGAATTTGGTAATTGCAGCGGCGATTAAGCAAGGCGCACTACCAGTTATTTTTGAAACAGAAGGTAATTTTGACTTTTTATATGCCAAGGACTGTGGTATGGACATTACACCAGTATATGGTAAAATTGTTGATGAAGAAACTGGTGAAGAAAAGGATGGTATTGTAAACTGGGAAGGAAACTATATTCTTTTCACTCCTACGAAGATTTGTGAGTTCTGTGGTAAAATGGATTACTCAACAGGAAAAGAGGGCACAAAACAAAGAAAAGTGGCCGTTATCGAGGATTTAGGATATATTATCAATACACTACTTGACAAACAAGACGATGGTGAACTTCCAGTACCTCTTGTATTTATCTGGGACTCTGTTGGTAGTGTTCAATCATGGAAGTCACTTCAAAGTAAGGTTGGTAACAATATGTTTGATGCTGGTGCCATTAACACAGTATTCAAACCAATATTTGCACGTATTGCCTCATCAAAAGAACTTGGTGCTCCATATACAAATGCAATGTTTGTGGTAAATAAGGTTTGGAAAGACAACCAGAATAGTGTAGGCGGTGCAACAGCAATTGCAAACTCAGGTGGTGAAGCATTCCAATACGGCGTACGTCTCCAGATTCATGTTGGTGGTGTAGCAAAGGCTGGTACAAAGAAACTTAAGGCAATTTATAAGGGCGAGGAATATCAGTATGGTACTGTAACCAAGATTGCAGTTTTTAAGAACCAATTGCCAACACCTTATAACATTACATATAGTGGAACAATGTGTTGTGTTCACAACGGAATTATTTCCGAAGATGAACTTAATGATTACAAGAAAACTGAAATTCCAAAGATTATCGAAGAGAAGTTTAATGAAAAGGTCGATGCAAACGACATCCAGTTCAATGAAGTTGGTGAAGTTGATATGACACCAGTAGAATCTTAATAAAAATGGGGGCCATTTTGGTTCCCATTTCTATTTATTGATAAATAATATTCAATAAATTAAAAAAGTTATGGCAGAATTACAAGAAATAACATGTACAGCAAAACGTGTTGAAGGGAAAGATGGGCACGTAGGAAACGGAGTTGAGTATGATCCGATCAATACCCACATCACAAAAGCAAAAAATAGAGAAATAAAATACATCGTAATCCATTATACTGCTGGCACAAAGTCTACTGCAGGTAGTGCTAAGGCAGAGAGACAGGTGTTTTTAGACAGAGAGGCATCTGCAGACTTTGTTGTTGATAATGAAACAATGCTCCAGGTTAATCCAAATCCACATGATTATTATTGCTGGGCCGTTGGAGACGGAAAAGGTAAGTATGGTATTACAAATAAGGATTGTGTAAGTATTGAAATTTGTTCAACATTAAAAAAGGGGACATCATTTAAGGTACCTAACCATGAAGGCTGGTCATTTACGAACCAGGCGTTGTATAATGCATTAGAATTAACAAGGATTCTAATGTCTATTTATAATATTCCTATTGAAAGAGTTATACGTCACTACGACGCTTCTCATAAGTCTTGTCCTGGCCTTTTAGGCTGGAATCCAGGAACAATTTATGATCCAAAGACAGAAAAAGCAACAAAAAAGAAAAATACAGAAGAAGAGTGGGAATTATTTAAACAAAGATTGATGGACGTTTAAAATTTTTTGTATATTTAACATATGACAAAAGCAATTAGAAAACCTTTCAATCAAAGTAGGGAAAGTAAACGTTATGTAATAGACGGAAAAGAGATACGTGACTCAAGAAGCATAGCCACGTTGCTTTTTATTGTCCGAGGTGAAGGTGACAATAGAGAGGTTTTGTGTGTTAAGAGGGGTCCATCTGTAAAAGGAACTGGACGTTGGGCAATTCCGTGTGGTTATCTTAACTGGGATGAAAGTATCTACGAATCCGCTTGTAGAGAAGCATATGAAGAGACTGGAATCGAGATTAGCCCAAAAGAAGTAACACTTATAAGTGTTTTTGATCAATATAAGACAAAAACACAGAATGTAGTATTGTGCTTTTATACAAAATACGAAGGTACAGACTACGAAATACCTGAAAATATACAAGAATTCTCATTGAACGAGGTTAGTGAAGTTAAATGGGTAAAAATAAACGGCGAGGATGGTATGAAACTACCTTCAGAAACGAAAAGACTGTTGAAAATCGTCGATAATATGGAAAAAAGTAATAATTAGTGGCACAACCAATACGTAAAACAATACAAGATACACATCCAGACCTTATCAAAGAACCAGACGAATATACCTTAATTGTGGATGGAAACTCATTGCTATTTTCATGCTTTGCTGATACAAAGATGAATAGTGATGGGGTTCATTATGGTGCTGTATTCCAATTTTTACTCCAACTTAGAATGCAATTTATGAAAAAAGACTTTGATTATGTCTATGTATTCTTTGATAATGAGTTTTCAGGCTGGTTGCGTTGGAACTTGTATAAGCCTTATAAGGGAAATCGAGACAAACACTATGAAGATTATGCTGTTTCAGACTATATGAAGCAGTGTAATGCCAATATCCGAGCAATGCAGACATATTTGTTCAACAAACAAAAGAAAAAGCGTGAGGAAGAAGGAAAACCAGTAATAGCCAGGAAGAAAAATGCAACAGAAGAATTCATAGATGCAAATTTTGATCGAGAACGAGATATATTGTGTCGTTATTTTAACGAATTGTATATCCGTTGGTATATAGACGAGGTTGTAGAGGGTGATGACCTGATTGCATACTATTGTAAGAACAAAAAACCTAATGAGAAGATAGTTATTGTCACTGGTGATATGGATTTATCGCAACTCCTGGCTGATGATATTTGCATTTATGACCTTAAACAGAAGAAATATATCACAAAATGGAATTATCCTTCTTATTATGGTATAGTTCACGAGAATATAATGGTTAAAAAAGTGTTCTGTGGTGATGTCAGTGACAATATTTCCAATATTAACGGCTTATCAGAGGCTAAATTCTTTGAAATTATGCCAGAAGTAAGGCAAAGGAAGGTAACTATTGAGGAAGTTAAGGATAGAGTCAAAAATTTGATCGATGAACGCATAAAAAATAAGAAAAAACCGTATAAGGTCTATGAGAATATCTTAAATGGTGTAGCAAATAAAGAATATGATGGTGATTTCTACGAAATCAATAAAAAAATTATAGATTTGTCTGAACCGTTATTAACTGATGAAGCAAAAGAGGAAATGGATGCGATGAGATACGCTCCTATGGACCCAGAAGATAGGTCTTTTTCCAATCTTTACAAATTGATCAATGAAGATAAGATAGAAGAAATAATGGGCGAAACTAAATTTGCAGCATTTTTCAATATTTTTAAGCGATTAGAGGCAAAAGAATTGAAAAGATACAAAGAAAATTGTTGATTTTTCAATCAAAAATTTGTATAATTAAAGTAAAGAAGCCACTCGTAAAGGGGTGCGTGTGGTAAATAGTAATAATCTACCCCGATATTTCATTTAAATGGCTGAAAAAACTATTCAGGAAACAAACAGTGATCAAATGAAAGAACGATTTTCATTCGTTTTAACCGTAAACGGTAATATCGTATGTAAACGTTACTTTAGGATCAACGGATTCAAGAACGAATCCGAATCATCAGTAAACCTCGCTGGTCATTATTTTGAACGCGTCGGTTCTGCTGAAGAATTTACAGAGGTTAGGGGTGCTCTTGAGCATTGCGTTGACCTAATCCATAAGGACTTGGTGTATAAGTCTAATGTTTATCTTTGGAATACTGCTCCTCAGGTGTTCGACACGGTTGAACAAATGAACGAGTATCTTAAGAAAAACCCGCATAGACTTAAGTCTGCAACTTATATCGTTATTCGCGAGCCGAATTTGGTATATGTTTGGGACGAGAAAGGTACTTTGGACCTTTACAATCAGGACGGTAAGCCTGTAGAACCTTACGAGAACGTTTTCAATGTATCAGATTACGTCGGCGGCATTGATAACGATTCTAAGAACGAACTTAAGTTCGCATTCTATGACAACGGTCAGGAAATTTGTTCCAAGGTATGGGATGCCAATGTTTATCCTCGCTTCGTGCGCAATAACATTGACCTTTCAAACACAAAGAACAAATATAAGCAGAACGACCAGTTCTCTATTGTTGAGGCAACATTAGTTGACCTTATGATTAAAGATCGCCAAGACCTTATTCCGTTGATTGTACGCGAGTTCTGTCGCGCTTGCAGTCTTGACGACAAAAATGATTACGTAACTACGCTTAACGGTTACAATCTGAACTATAACCAGACAAATAGCCGTAGATACAGCGCAATTGAGCGTAAATTGCGTAAAAAGACAGAGGAATATCTAAGAACGGTTAAAAAGTAGAGAGAGGAATAGCACAATATGGCGAAAATTGTAAAAAATAGTCTTGGTTTTCTGGGAGTAGATTTTCAATATAGGCTAATTAGTGCGTTCATCAACGATGGGGATTTTTTTAGGGACCTTTCGTCAATAATTGACCAAAATATGTTTACGGAATCATATTTGAGGACAATTGTTGGCATCATCAAAGAATACTTTTCAAAGTATAATAGTGTTCCAGACTATGAAATGCTTTCGATTAAACTTAATCAGAAGGCGACTACAGAGGATGAAAAACAATATTATAATGAAGCCATAGAAAAATTACGTTTAACTTCAACTTCTGGCTATAAGGAAATTGAAGATATGGCTGAAAAGTTTTTCAAACAACAAAACTGGCTCAGAGTATCAAATGAGATAAAAAGGGTTGTTGGTGATGGGGGTCTTGATAATTACGACGAACTAATGGGCGTTGTTGAAGAAGCGATGGCTGTGGGCCGTCACGAAAAACACGAATACTCCCCTTTCGAAAGTATTGAAGAAGATTTGTCACCCGAAAATGTGGTAACGATACCGACTGGTATTGACCAGTTGGATGAGGGCCTTGGTGGTGGTTTGGACAAAGGTAAGGTTGGTCTTATCATATGTCCAATGGGTGCTGGTAAAACCAGTATGACCACCTGCATAGCCGCATACGCTGCAGCATATAAATGCGCAACGAATGGTTACCAGGGTTACAAAGTACTTCAAATATGTTTTGAGGATAAACCACGTGATTTAAAGAGGAAATACATTTCAAAAATTTCTTCAGTAGAAACCAAAAGCCTTAACGAAAGTAGAGAAACTACTGAAAAAGTAATTGAAATACTTCATAATTCGAAGGATCTTGACGTTATTAATAATAACGTGCGAATTTTGAAGTTACCTACTGGTGAGGTTACAGCAACAGATATTAAAAACGAAATAATCAAGAAAGCCAATGAGGGATTTAAGGCTGATATGGTTATTGTTGACTATTTCGAATGTGTCGAATGCGAACCTGGAACTGGAAAGTCAGATATTACTACCAGGGAAGGTAAGACAATGCGTAAGTTTGAGACAATGGCCGAAGAACTTGATATCGCATTATGGGTACCTACTCAGGGAAATCGAGAAAGTATTACTACGGATTTAGTTACAAACGACAATGTTGGTGGTTCCATTAGAAAAAATCAGATTGCACAGGTTGTAATTAGTATTACACGATCTGTGGATGACATTAAGAATAAACGTGCAGCAATAGCAATTCTTAAAAACCGTAGCGGCGGTGCTGGATTAGTATTAAACGGTGTATATTTTGACAATGGCACCTGTACTATTCAGTGTGACGGAGTTGTAAATTTCGACAGTCCATTGGCTTACAATGAATATGCCGAAGGAGTTCAAGAAGAAAATGAACGCGCTGCAAACAGGTTTATAATGTCACAAATAAATTCTTAATTTTTTTTTAATACACGAACATGCCTGTATTATAAAGGGTTATACGGATACCAGGTTTTTTCTCGTAAAAAATCCTGGTATTTTTTGTACTTTTTTTAGTATAGTTGGTTTATTTATTTCTATAACAAAATGGTAAAAGTATGAAAGTAATAAAAATTGACGGAAAAATTGAAGATTATGACTTTCTCAAGATACAACGCGCTGTAAATAAAGCATTTAAGTCTTGTAAGAAAGAACCGAGCGAAAGGCTCATGGAACAATTAAAAGAGGAATTTGACCGATATATTGAGAAATGTGAAGGTTTATGTGAGGTTCCTGTAGATGAGATTAAAGACATTATCGAGAACTTCCTCATAAAGAAGAATCAATATGATGTTGTTAAGGCATCAATTCGAGAACGTGAGAGGAAAGAAAAAGTAAGACAACAAAAAAGTAAGTTAGTTAAGGGTGTTAGAGAAAAGTTAGAAGCAAAGAATATTCAAAATCAAAACGCCAACCTCGATGAAAGTTCATTCGGTGGAAGAATGGGAGAGGCAAACAGAGTGGTTACGAAAGAAATGGCACTTGATTATTGTATGACTGAAATGTCAAAGAATAATCATTATAATAATGAGATTTATATTCACGACCTTGATAGTTATGCAGTCGGAATGCACAATTGCTTGACGATACCTTTTGATAAGTTGCTTGCACGTGGATTTGATACTAGACAAACTGACGTTCGACCAGCAAATTCTGTTAACACAGCATTCCAATTGGTTGCGGTTATATTCCAGTTACAAAGTTTACAACAGTTTGGTGGTGTTTCTGCTAGCCACATAGACTGGACAATGGTACCATACGTAAGAAAATCATTCAGAAAACACGCTAGAGACTGGTATGAGGACGTATGTGATATGACTAAAAAAGAAGCAAGAAAAAAAATAGTAGAAATTGAAAAAGAATGTGGACCTTTACAGTTTGATAACGAAAAGTTCGAAAAGAACTATCCAGATGTATATAAGTTCGCATACAGACAAACAGAAAAAGAGACATACCAGGCTGTAGAAGGTATGTATCACAATTTAAATACACTTCAATCACGTAGTGGTAATCAATTACCATTTACAAGTATCAATTATGGCACCTGTACACTACCAGAAGGTAGAATGGTTATCAAGGCAATACTAGAAGTGTCTATAGAGGGCCTTGGGAGGCTCCACAAGACACCAATTTTCCCTTGTGGTATATTTCAATGTAAGAAGGGTATAAACCGTGCTGAGGGCGATATAAACTATGATCTATTCCAATTAGCGTTGAAGTCAACAGCAAAGAGATTATATCCTAATTATGCAAACTGCGACTGGACAGTTGGTCAATCATGGTTTAAGAAGGATAGAGAAGATAAACAAGCATATATTGACTCATTAAGTCAAAAAGATAAAGCAAAATTATCCGAGTTACTTGAAAAATATCCAGATTTCCAAGAAGTTCTTGACTTAGACAAGAATTTACACGTAACATACGATGAGGGTGCAGATGAATTGTTCTCAACAATGGGTTGCCGTACAGTTAACGGTTTAGACGTTAATTTTATGGAGGTTTATAAGGATTCAGTAAATGCACTTCTTGATGGAAGGCCAGAAGACGTAAACACAACGTTTACATCTGCAGCACAAAAGGATGGTAGAGGCAATATTTGTCCTGTGACTATTATATTACCAACAATCGCAATGGAAGCGTTTGAAATTGTGAGTGAAAGAGTTGGAGAAAAAACCGATCCATCCAAAGATGAAATTATAGAAGAGTTCTTTACTCTCTTGGATGAGAAGATTCACGAAGCAAAGGATATGCTTATTGAACGTTTCAATTGGACATGTAAACAATCAGCAAAGTCCGCTAAGTTTATGTATGAAAATGTTACAATGGAGGGTTATGACGGTAAGAATATTTCCAGTGCATTGAAACACGGAACCTTAACTATCGGCCAGATTGCAATTGCTGAAACATTACAGATTCTTGTTGGCTGTGACCAGACAGAACCAAGAGGTATGGAACTTGCAAAACGTATTGAGAAACTATACAATCAACGCTGTGCTGATTTCAAGAAACAATATGGTCTTAACTTTGGCGTTTATTATACTCCTGCAGAGAATCTTTGCAATACGGCATTGAAGAATTTCAGAAAGAAGTATGGTATTATTAAGAACGTATCAGACAAAGAGTTCTTTACAAACAGTATGCACGTTCCAGTATGGCACGAAATGGATCCATTCAAGAAGATTGATATCGAAAGTGAGTTGACATCATATTCAAATGCTGGCTGTATCACATATGTTGAACTACCTTCTTCTTGTGAACACAATACAGAGGCACTTGAGGTACTTGTTACTTATGCAATGGACCACGATATTCCGTATTTTGCAGTAAATGTACCAAATGATCAATGCCAGGACTGTGGTTGGACTGGAGAAATTGGTGAAGTTTGTCCAATTTGTGGTGGAACGAGCATTCAAAGACTAAGACGTGTTACTGGTTATTTAACTGGTAATTATACAACCGCATTTAATGTTGGCAAGGTGGACGAAGTTGAACACCGAGTTAAACATATAAAGAATTAATAAAACGAAAAAAGTATGAACTATTTAAATATTACGTACCCAGACATTAATAATGGTATTGGGTTTAGGGTAACATTGTGGGTTGCTGGGTGTTCCCACCATTGTCCTGGGTGCCACAATTCGTGGACCTGGGATTACAACTTGGGTAAAAAACTCGAAGGATGTAAGGAAGAATTATTCAAGGCGCTTGCTTTACCGTATATTAAAGGTTTGACTTTATCTGGTGGTGATCCACTTTCACAAAACGAAGAAAACCTTACTGAATTAAAAAAATTAATTCTGGAAGTAAAGGAAAAATTTCCAAATAAAGATATATGGATTTATGCTGGAGATAAAATTGAATATGTTGTGACAGTTCCATTAAAAAAAGAAATAATTGAATTATGTGATTATTTTGTTGATGGAACATTCCATATGAACGAAAAAGATTTATCACTGGCGTTCAGGGGTTCTAAAAATCAAAGAATTTGGAAAGCCACAAAACATGGATGGGAACAATTAAACATTGATTAAAGTTATTTTAATGGATCGATTGAAAAATCGGTCCATTTTTTCATTTATAAATGTATTTATTATAAGATAATACGTATTAGATAAATGTTATTGAAGGAAGGTAACGACTGGTGTAAATATTATGAATATTTAAGTGATTATGATGCGGCAGAAGTTTTAGTGATGCTAAAGAATAAACAAAATCTTTGGACACCACTGATTAACCCGTCTATGTATCAGCAAGCGCTTAATGAATTTACAAAGTTCGGTCATTTTGAAAAATTTCCAACAAAGTACATTTATCAATGGATGGGCATTATTATGAAAAATACTGCGATTATCCGTTCAATAAGCGAATTGGCTGGTCACGATATGTATTTTCCATATGATGCGATTAAAGATGTGTTTTTTGAAGGTGATGATGAAAAATGGGAAGAATATAAAAAATCTTTGGAACATAAAGGTATAAGTTTTAGTCCAGATTTTGGGTGGACCGAGGATTTTGATGGGTTGGATACAGGTGAAATTGATGATGGTGAAGCAGGAAACCAATATCTTGAGGATAACGGTTATTTTGATATGATGACATTACCAGACGGTTCGGATGCTTGGAGTGATTATGGTATTCAACCATTGGAGTCAATTATCTGTCAATACGAAGATGAATTACCACCAGAAAAAGTAATTGTTTTAATAAATAAAGCATTAGATGTGGCTCATCCTACAGGTGATTTATCTTCAGCATTTATTGTTGGCGGAAAAAGTACTTTATCACAGATAAGTAATAGCGGATATATAAATGAAAGCGTAAAAGAGTATAAAAGAAAAATGGGACAAAATAATAACGATTTAAATACAATATGTAAAGAATTGAAGCCGTATATGGACAGTTTATGGAAATATATGGCTAGTCACGGATATACAACAAAACATAGACCAAAAGTTATTTTGGATAATACAAAACAAGAAGGTGTATTCGTTTATACTGGTTATTTTGATCCAGAAGCAAAGGGAATCAGATTATTTGTTAATGGTCGAGGATATAAAGACATATTAAGAACATTGGCTCACGAATTAATTCACCGAAAACAAGATGAAGATGGAGTCATTGCAAAGTCTGGATATAAGGGTGATCAGATAACAGAGGATAAAAATCTGGTAAAACTCGAAGCCGAAGCATATCTTAAAGGAAATATGGCATTCAGGTCCTGGACCGAAGAAGAAAAAAAGAAGGGTATTTTAAAATAAAAAATATGAGAAAATAAGGCAGGCTGTTAAGGCTTGCCTTTTTTGTGTTGTTTAATATATTTTAGTAACTTAAAAAGTTTATTCATTAGTATTTATATAGTAAGAAAGTTATATAGTAAGTATGGCAGAAGTAAAACAATATTATGACATAAAATTTCCATTTACAGCAAATAATTTAGATGGTTTTTTTATTGACTTAAACAAAACTATTGAAGATAAGAAGGCAAGTGAGATTTTACACGTTCTTTTAACCCCAAAACGTAGCAGAATACGTAAACCAGATTTTGGTACAGATTTAATTAAGTTTATTTTCGAACCAAGTGACGAAAAAACCTGGGATGGCGTTCGAGACGAAATAATTGAAAGTGTAAACAATTACGTGTCAGGAGTTAATTTAACCAAAATCGAAATATTAAAAAACGATGACAATGAGATATTCGCAAGTCTTGAATATCAAGTTACAACAAGCAAAAAAACAAATAATAAACAACTAGTAGTGAAGTTATAAACATATGTCAGAAAAGAAAATATCATATCTAAACAGAACATTTGACGATTACAAACAAAGTTTGAGAGAATATGTTGCCAAATATTATCCACAAATTGCAAATAGCCTGGATGATGCTTCTATCGGCTCCTGGATAATCGATATTATTGCTGCAGTATCGGACAACCTATCATTCCATATTGATAGAACATACAATGAAACCAATATTGACAGTGCGAAACAAACCAATTCTGTATATTCATTAGCCAGAAACAGTGGTTTTAAGGTACCAGGGCCAAAAGCATCTGTTGCTGAGGTTACATTTTCTTGCGAAGTACCAGCAGCAGTGCCAGGGGAAGAAAATGATCCTTCAGAACAGGGTATGCCTAATAAGAAATATTTGCCAGTAATTAAACGTGGTACAAAACTATCTTCTGGTAATCAAGTATTTGAGGTAATGGAAGATATTGACTTTGCAGAACAAATGGATTCTAATGGATATGCCGATAAAACTGTATATCCGCTATCTACAACATCAAAGGGCGATCCGCTTACTTATGAAGTAACTAAAAAGGCTTTGGTTGTTGCTGGAGAAAGCAAGATATATAAACAAACTATTTCAAGTTCAAGTATTGCACCGTTTATGGAGGTAATTTTACCTGATAAAGACATATTATCAGTAGAAAGTATTATTTTTAAGGATGGTGAGAATTATACAGTGGATCCATCAATGAGTGAATTCATGAATCCAAATGAATATGTTCCAGCATCTGATTCACCTTATGGTTGTGATACATATCGTTTCTTTGAAGTTAACTCATTACTAGAACAATACAGATGGGGTGATGATATCTCTACAACCAAAACTGGAAATCAAAATATTGGTCATTCCGTAAAATACCAATACGGTTATTTTAATTCAAAAAACAATGCGCTTATTCCAACTTATGCGGTAACTAAGGGTGAATGGGTGCCATTGACACAGAAATTTATGACCGAATATACCGATAAGGGCTATTTGAAGATCATATTCGGTAGTGGTGAAATGATTGGTCAGACTCAGGACTATTCCAATATGACTGATTTTAACAAATTCCAGGTATCTAAAATGATACGTAATAATTTCTTAGGTAAGTTACCAAGGGCTGGATGGACAATGTATGTTCTTTATCGTGTTGGTGGTGGTGCCTCATCAAATGTTGCTGCAAATACAATTAATCGTTTCTCTTATCTGAACATGGAAATAGGTAAATCAGTTTGTACAAGGGACGAACAAAATATTGTTGCTGCAGTTAAGAACAGTTTAACCTGTACAAACGAGTATCCTTCTGTTTCTGGTAAGGACGCACCTACAGCAGACGAAATTAAAATGATGATCAAGTATAATTCAGCAGCCCAGGAACGTTGTGTAACATTAAAGGATTATGAAAATAGAGTTCTTTTAATGCCAGCACGTTATGGTACTCCTTACAGAATATCAGCAGTTGAAGAAAACAATAAAGTGATGCTTTATTTGCTTGGTATTGACAATGAAGGTAAATTAAGTGATAAGATACCAACATTGATGATTACGAATATCGAAAATTATCTTTCAATGTACCGTTCAATTAATGATTTTGTTGAAATTAAGAATGGTAGAATCATTAACATTTCAATTGAAATGGATATTTTCGTAAGTAAAGCATATTCTACTGCAGACGTATTGTCTGACGTTGTTAAGAAGATAACAGATTATATGGACATTTCAAAACACGAACTTGGTGAAGATATATTTGTTGGTGATATTGAAAAAGAGGTTGGAAATGTTGACGGTGTATTAAATGTTATTGAAACAAGGGTATTCAATGAATTTGGTGACCTTTATTCAAAGACGATCAGTACACAAACAACTACTGGAGACTGGTTAAGCGGCCAGGCACAAATAGACCTTGATGCTAACCAATATATTTTGAATAGTGAACCAGATGAAATGTTTGAAATTAAATATCCAAATAAAGATATTAGAATTAAACTTATAAATCGTTAATATGGCTTGTAATTGTGCAACAAACGAACAACTTGAGAAACTATATAAAGAGTTTGGACACAAAGTAGATGTACCAAAAGATGCGGAACTCAAGTTTAAATTGAAAAATTCTCTAACAAAGATTGGTGTTAGTGTATCAGTTTTCTTTATCATTCCATATTTGTTCTATTATGTCATACGAGAAGGAGTATTTGGTGATGGAAAGATAAGTTTATCGGAATTTTTCGGTTTTAGAAAAAAAATAGTAAAAGAAGATGTCTGAAGGTAATAAAACATATAGAATTAGAACAAACGTTGGTTCTGACAGTTATGTAAACGTAATGCTCGACCAGGATTATGAAAATTTCGAGATATTAAGTTTAAACATTGACAGAGAAAACGCCTATAAGATGCATACATCCAATTATGGTTGTATCGCTGGCCGTGTTTTGGCAAATGGAGCCTATGGTATTCCAAATGCCAAAATATCTGTTTTTGTACCAACCAAAGAAAGTGAAGAAATTGACCCAGTATTGGCTGCGCTATATCCATATGAGTCTACATTGGATAAAAACAACGATCACATTCGTTACAATACGCTTCCAGATGAGAAGACTGGTATCTGTCACCAGGCAGTTGGCACATTCCCAAACAAACGTTTGGTTCTTGATGACAATAATGTTCTAGAAATATACGATAAATATTATAAATATAGTGCTGTTTCTAACGAATCTGGTGACTATATGATTTTCGGTGTACCTACAGGTGAACACATTGTGCATGTTGACCTAGATTTGTCCGATATTGGTGATTTAAGCCAGACTCCACGCGATATGATATTCAAGGGTTATAATGTAAACCAATTTGAAAGTCCTTCTATGTTTAAAAAGGATACTGAGTTGGATACATTAACACAGATTATATCACAAGATTCAAGCGTGTTTGTAAATCCATTCTGGGGAGACAATTCATCTTCGAATATTTCAATCACTCGTAACGATATTGATATAAAATATAAGTTCGAACCAACTTGTGTATTTATTGGCTCCCTTGTAACTGACGGCGATAACAATGGCATTAGCCAGAATTGTATTCCAAGCAAAGGAATGGGTTCTATGGACCAGTTAAAGGGTGCTCCTGGCACTATTGAAATGATTAGAAAAACACCAGAAGATACAGTAGAGTCATTTGTTATCCAGGGTACAAAACTAATTGACGGTAATGGCACTTGGTGTTATCAAATTCCGATGAACCTTGACTATATGGGTACTGATGAATACGGTAATACAGTTGCCACAAATGATCCAAACAAGGGTGTTCCAACAAGAACCAGGGTTCGTTTCCGCTTATCTTTAACAGATAGTAGTTCTGAATATGTTAATAATCACTTGGCTAAAGTCCTTATTCCTAATAATCCATCATCAAGCGGCGATGTTGACTATGCGTTTGGTACATATTCAAAAGATGACGATGAAGGTACAAAATCATTCCGTGATTTATTTACAAACAACGTTTATACGGTAAAATCATATATTCCTAGAATCCAGAAGAGTAAGGCACAAAGAAATGAACACTTTTCTGGTATTAAAAATGTAAACGTAACAAACGGAAATAATCCTATTCCTTATAACAATATGCGTGTGAATATGAGTTTTATGTTCATACTGCAGTGTGCTATTCTTAAAATTATGATACGTGTTGTACGTATTGTAAACAAATGGAGAAGTACATTTAGTAGTAAGACGTGTATTGTTATGGGTGATGGCGTATGCCCAGACCTTGAAGGATGGTATTTTGCCCCAGGTTGTAAAGATAAAAATTTAGCAAAGACATTAAACAACCTTGATGGCGATGAGGAAGAGGGTAAATCAGCAAAGAATGAGGTTGAAGATACAAAGAGTATAGACAGTGAAAATGCTGATAATAATTCAAAGTGTATTACTCGTAATATTGATTATTTGATGCAATGTGTTGAAATCAATCTTGCAATGGAATATAATGTTATCAAGTTTGATTTTTACAATGACTGGATTAACGGTATGATATATATGCCTCACTGGTATGGAAATATCAGAAGAAAAAGAACATATTTGTTTGGTTTAATCAAAATACCAGAAAGAGTACAGGCTTGTATGGAAGATACCTATACTAGAAGTAGAAAATTCATACAGCAATGTTCATTAACCTATGAAAAGGATGATGAAACAAATATGTATACGAAAGTTGCAACAAAACTTGGTTGCAAGAATGACACAAAACAAAAGTGTCACACTGGCTATGGACGTAATTACAGAACAATTATGGGTCCAAAGACTGGTGGCTTAGTACATAATGAATTAACGTTAAAACAGGAACATGTATATTACTTTAGACCTTGTGAATGGTTAGATACAGATAAAAAATATCCAACAAAATGTAATTTGTTTGCAACAGACATCGTTATGCTTGGTTCGCTAGACCTGTATAACAAGGATGGTATTCCAACAGCATTTAATGATTTATCTGGTAGTTCATTTAAGTTGCCTGGAAATCTTGTTTCTACTAATCTTGAAACAGACGGTCCATTCTATACAATGTCTGATGGCTCAATTTGTAATACAAGTCAACCAACACTGGAAAATGGTGTACAACCTGGTACAGATTATCAGAAGTATGCACAAAGTACTGGAGATTATGAAATATTAGAACCAGATGAAAAGAGTGAATACAAAATATCAGAAATGTCTGGTATTGATTGGGGGTTTGTTGGCCCAGGTCAAGGTGAAAATAAATTAAACGATCTTTATTTCCCTGGAGGACACTTTTTAGGAATTTCTTGTTTCAATTCTGAGACGAATATTAAGTCTTGTATTAATCTTTCCCGTGCTTGCGAGGTTGGAACTAAATTATCACAATATCAAGAAGTTGTTTCATCTGTTACGCCTTCAACGGAAAGTGAATATGAAATTACTTATTTAAAGAAATTGCCTAATGGTTTTATTTCAAAAGATGAGATTAGTGATAGTAATTTCAGAAATATATTTGCTACATTGAATTTTAACGGTTTGCGTACAAAGAGAAATAGTGAAACAAATTATAGACAATATGATCTTGTAAGTAATATGTCGTTCAATTTTGATGGCGCATTGACTGATATTATAAATAACAATAACGGATCATATAGTACACCAAGTGAAATTGAAAAATTTGATTCAAATTCGCATGATAGAGAAACAGTATATCGTTATGCGATAGAAGAATCAAGTAGAGATTATTATTGTTTTAGACTTGGTTTGATGGATACAAATGATGACGCTTTAATTAGGTCAAAATACCTTAATAATGAAGGTATACAGATTTCAATGCCGATGTATAACAATTCATTATATTTCTATTTCGGTATTAGAGAAGGCCAAACTGCTTATGATAGATTCCTGGATGAGTTTTATGCTGTATGCCCAGACGAAACATTAACGGAACCGTCTATTACAATTACTGAAGTTAATGCAACTGAAGAGTGTACAAGCAGAAATGGTAGTGCTTCATTCGAAATTGATGGTTTGGGTTCTGCTTATGAAATTAAATTGTACAAATATAGTGGCGAGACACTTGGTGAACCGTTAACAATAAAATACGGAGAACCTGAAAACAATACAGTTTATATTGTTGAAAGTTCAGTTGGCAAAACATCATTATTTAGCCAATATAGAAGATTTACCGTTGGTAAACAAAATGGTAAAAACGGATTGAAAAGTGGTAAATATCGTTTATCAATTATTGCTTTGAGCGATAGCAGTGAATATTATGTTGAGTTTGAAATTGGTACTAATACACCAGAAGAATTGGTTCCAGTAATTGACTCGGTATATACTTATGATTTTAAAGCCGAATGGGATGGTGGTTCAAGAGGACCTGGTAATGTTTGGTATAGGGGATATATTGAACTTACAAAACCAGCGGACATTAGTACAATTAAAAAAATTGAAGTAAAAGATGTAAATGGAGACACTATTTCTGGTTATGATTTGGCTAATGACACACCAATACAAGGGTATGTTGTCAAGAGTACAGAAAGAAATACATTAAGTTTTTATGTAACAGAGGGTAATACTTCATATAGCATAAAGTATTTTGTTGTTTGTTCAGATGAAGATATACCAGATTATGACAATGGTGAACGCTACTATGTATCAATGCCAGCATCTTTTGATTATTATTTTGGCGGTCCAGAAGCAACTGGTAAAAAGATAAAAAGAATTTTAGGAAAATCAGATAATGAACCATTGGATGATAATTGGTATAAAGATGCTAGATTAAATCCAGGTTTAGATGGTTTAAATGGCTATGAACTATGGCTTCTTGAAAAGTCACTCATTTATGATTCAAGTATGTTTACTTCTGAAAATTCAGAACATTCAATACCATTGACATTATATGGCGGTAGATTACCTTATACAGAAACAATAAGTGGGCATGGTGAAAAAATAAATCCATCAAATAACAAATATTTGTTAAAGAGATATATTGATGTTGATACTGAAGATACACTTGGATATTCTGTAGACTATCGTTCCTTTGTTTTTCCAACTTATATAGATGAATCTGATGGTGAATCCGCTAATTTTGGAAAACATATTGAAAAATTGAAGAAGTTATCAATTGTTGATAATACAGTTGGTTATTCAGATTTATTTGATTATAATTTAGATTTAAAAGATTCTAGTGAAAATTAATGGCTTATTATTTTAGATTATATACAAAAGTTTTCGTTTCGAAAGACAATACGTTTAATGAAACTCTTCCAATTACTAGAGATAACTTTGATCCAGAATCTTCTTCTGGATGCTTTGTTGGTGTCGGTCTACCAGAAAATATAGACAATTTTAGTGGACCAATTTCTGGTTTTACATCTAATGATGTGGTTGATGATCCTGATTTGCATATTGAAAGTGTTGTTAGTTGGAACAACATTGGTACCAATTCGAAAAATGCAATAATGTTTAATTATTCCAGGGATAATTGGGAAATTGTAAAACACCTATGGTATATTAGTAATTTTCATTATAATGAAGATGATACTGTAGATTGTTTATTTTATGATGAAAATAGAAATATTACTGGAAAAATAGTTTTTGAATGTAATG